ATTGGGACCTGTTTGATGCAGCACCTGGTACAACAGACTATGTTGCTGGAAGAGGCGGTTCTGGTGATGAAATTCACCTAGTTGCAGTAGACAAAACAGGAGCCATTACTGGCGTTCCTGGTCAAATTCTCGAGAAGTGGGAGTCTATGTCTAGAGCAACTGATGCTAAAACAGAAGACGGTTCATCTAATTACTACTTAGATGTAATTAATGCACAGTCTAATTACTTCTACATCTCGGCAGCACCTCAGGCTAGCTTCTCTAATACAGCAGCTAACATGACTGCTATCACTGATAGCGACGGTCTTGCTAATAAGTACACCCTATCTGGCGGTAATGACGGTAACGGCGAAGCATCGATTTCGCTCGGTGACTTAGCCAAAGGATATGATCTTTATGCAGACGCTGCAGAAATAGATGTATCTTTAATTCTAACTGGAAGATCCGGTCATGGTACAAACGGTGCCGGCTTATTCAGTTACATTATTGATAATATCTGCGAAGTGAGAAAAGATTGCGTGGCATTCGGTTCTCCTCAGAAAGCAGACGTTATTGGTGAGACTGATCCTTCTGCTAAGATTGTTGAGTTTAGAAACTCTTTACCCTCCACTTCTTACGCCGTGTTAGACAGTGGTTATAAATATCAGTACGATAAGTACAATGACATCTACAGATGGATTCCTCTGAACGGTGACGTTGCAGGCTTAGTAGTAAGAACAGACGATCTTAGAGATCCTTGGTTCTCGCCCGGTGGTTTCAATAGAGGTCAGATTAAGAACGTTGTTAAGCTGGCGTTTAATCCTAAGAAAGCTTACAGAGATATTCTCTATAAGAATGGAATTAACCCGGTCGTAGCGTTCCCTGGACAAGGAACTGTCTTGTTTGGTGATAAGACACTGCTTGCTAAGCCTTCTGCCTTCGATAGAATCAACGTTAGAAGGTTGTTTATTGTACTAGAGAAAGCTATTTCGACAGCTGCTAAGTTTACATTGTTCGAGTTTAACGATGAGTTTACTAGAGCACAGTTTGTAAGCTTGGTTGAGCCTTTCTTGAGAGATGTTCAAGGAAGAAGAGGTATTTACGACTACAGAGTTGTTTGTGACGAATCTAACAACACTGGCGAAGTAATTGATAGAAATGAATTCGTGGGTGACATTTATATTAAACCTGCGAGAGCTATCAACTTCATTCAGCTGAACTTTGTTGCAGTTAGAACAGGGGTAGAATTCTCAGAAGTAGTTGGTAAATTTTAACTAGGAGCAGGAGATAAGAAATGGCTTTTAATGTAAATGAAATTAGATCCCAGCTAAGCCTAGGCGGCGCTAGGAATTCGTTATTCAGGGTCACATTTAATAATCCTGCCAATGGTGCTGGTGATATTAAAGTACCCTTCATGGTTAAGGCAACTCAGATCCCTAACTCTACTTTAGGAACGATTGAAGTACCATACTTCGGGCGTAAGCTAAAAATCGCTGGTGATAGAATTTTCAATCCTTGGATTGTTACTGTCATCAATGACGAAGACTTCTTGATCAGAAATGCTCTTGAAGAATGGTCTAATGAGATCAATGGACATAGCGATAACCTTAGAGGTTTCGGTTCGTCTTCTCCTAATGAGTACAAGGCGGATGCTACTGTAACTCAATTCTCTAAAACAGGTGTACCTATTAGAGAGTATAAGTTCGTCGGTATCTTCCCTGCAGAGATTAGTGAAATTGAGCTTAACTGGGAGACAACAGATACTATTCAAGAGTTCCAGTGCACATTCCAGTATGACTATTGGACTGTTGGTGGAGCAACTGGTAGTGCTGGTACTGCCTAAATAAATTGAACGGGGGGAGACTACTCCCCCCATATTTAAACATTATGTGAGGACCATATGGCAGAACTATTCGGTTTTGAAATTACAAGAAAAAGAGGGCAGGCCAATGTTGAGCCTGTTTCTTTTACTTCCCCCACCATGGACGACGGAGCAGTTACTATTACTGCGACCGGTGGTTCGTATGGACAATACGTTGACTTAGAAGGTACAGCTAAAAACGAAGCTGAGCTTGTTACTCGTTATAGAAAGATGGCATTGCAG